GGAGGACGACGACGCTGCTTCCGGGCAGTAACTGTCCGGAGTCCAGACGGAGCCGGGCGTGACCTTCCCCGTGGGTCACGCCCGGCTCTCTCGGTAGGGGGTGAGAAATGGCAGAGATCGAAAGCGTGAAGCAGCTCCGGTTGATGGTCGCCGAGCCGGATGACTCCACCTACACCGACGAGATGCTGGGCGCCCTCATCGATGGGTACTCCGGCGAGGTCTTGTCGCTGAGCCGCGCGGCTCGCGACATCTGGTACCAGAAGGCTGCGGCGTATGCGGATCTCGTCGATATCTCGGAGGGCGGATCGCAGCGCAAGAACGGCGACCTGCACAAGCGAGCGCTCACGATGGCGGATCTGTACGGCAGCCAGGTAGACGCCGAGGACAGCGGCGCCAACCGGCGCACGATCGTCCGGAGGCTGACCCGTGGCTAAGGTGCTGGATCTGTTGTGGGACCAGGGCTCGCGGACGATGATGCTTGTTCAGCCCGTCATCGACTGGCTGCCGAGCCTCGCCGGGTACTCCGCCCGTGGGAAGGTCCGGACCTCGCGGACGCTCCCGAACGCTGATCTGCTCCTGGACCTCGCGAGCTACCTGACGGTGAACGTCGCGGACGGCACCGTCCTGCTCGACGTCCCGGCCAACATCCTCGCGGCGCAGGACTGGACCACCGGCGAGTATGACCTGGAGCTGTACGACGGGACTCCGGCGCATGACGTCCGGTTCCTGCAGGGCAAGATCAAACTTGACAAGGAGGTGACCTGGTGAAGCTCTACCGGAGCGTTCCGACGAAGTTCTTCAACAAGCAGATCGACTTCGACAGCGATGCGCTGGTGTGGACCCTCCACACCTCGACGTACGCGCCCAACTTCGACACCCACGCGTTCGTCTCGGATCTGACCAACGAACTCACGACGGGCGGAGGCTACACGGCCGGTACCGCGTCCGGGGGAGGGCTCGCGATCGCCTCTCCGTCGATGACGTACACGGCCGCCAACTCCTGGGGTGTCTCGCGGGCGAACTCGACCGCGTACAACGTGGGGGACGTCTACCGCCCGGCGAGCGCCAACGGCTTCCTCTACATGGTCTCGGTGGCCGGTACGTCCGGGGGCGCTCCGCCCACCTTCCCGACTGTCGTGGGCACGACGGTGGCGGATGGCACGGCGACGATCGAGTGCATCGGCTCGGGCATCACCGTGTTCGGCTGCTCCGACCCCTCGTGGGCCTCCGCGACCTTCGGCCCGTGCCGGTACGCAGTCCTGTCGGATCGGACCTCGGGGGTCAACACCACCAACCCGCTCATCGGCCTCGTCGACTTCGGCGTTGACAAGACGGGTGGCGGCCTCGCCTTCACGGTCCAGCTGCACGCCGCCCTCCGCGCCTTCTTCATTCCGGCTCCGTAGGGAGGGTTGAGCTGTGGCCTCGCTTATTGCGTCCTACCAGGTCCTGTCGGGCGGGGCCAACAGCAACACCCTTACGACGCCATCGTTCACGCCCGCGAACGGCGAAGTCATTGTTGTCAAGATGGCCACGTGGGACACGACCGTCACGATGACCCCCTCGGGCGGAGGCCAGACCTACACCGCCCGGAAGACTGCGGCGCCGGGCGGCTTCGCCTGCTGGTGTGCCGTCCACACCGCGACGGTGTCGGGCTCCCCGGGGGCGATGACCGTCTCGGCGACGGTCACGGCCTCCTCGTACCACTCGATGGTGGTCGAGCGCTGGAGCAACGCGGCGCTCGCCGCGACTCCGGCCTCCAACGTCACCATCAACGGGTCGGCCGGAGGCTCCGGCGTCACCACGCCGACATCGGATCTCACGACCACCGCCCCCAACTCGATCGTGTCGTGGGTCTCGGCCGACGTCAACGCCCTCAACCCGGCGACGCGGGCCTACCGCCTGTCGGCGACCGAGGACGGCATCTATGACGGCTCGGCCGGGGCGAACTCCGTCCAGTACCACGCCTATGCCTCGGTAGCCTCCGCAGGCACCGTTGTCATCGGTATGACGGCGCCAACCGGGCAGAACTGGGTCATGGCTGGCATCGAGATCCTCGACAACAGCGGTGGCACCGCCGTCAACGTCCCGGACGCCGGTGGGCTCGGGCTCGCGCTCCGCTCCTCGGGCGGAGCCGTGGCTACCGGGGTGCTCGCGGCCAACGACTCCGGCCGGGGGCTCGCGCTCCGGAGCGCCTCCGAGACGACCGTCACCGGTGTCCTCGCGGCGGCTGACTCCGGGCTTGGGCTCCGGCTCCGGTCGGCCGAAGGCGCCGGAGTCGTCACCGGCGTGGCGGTGCCGGACCTCGGAGGCCTCGGAATCCGGCTAGGAATGCCGTCTGCGGCCGTTCTGGGCGGTTTGGTAGTCTCGGATACCCCCGGGGCTCTCCGACTGCTCTCTGGCCAATCTAGCGTGTCGGTCGGCGCGAGCTTCCCGGTGACGGTCGTGGACTCGCCCGGCTGGCTCCGGCTCGGCGCTCCCGGGGCGAGCGTCGTCCTGGGGCAGCCGATCGAGCTGACGCCGATCCTGGCGCCGGTCCGGCGAGTTACCGTCAGCGCGGCGGTGGAGCGCGCGGCGATCATCGCGCCTGTCAAGGAGGTCCGGGCATGAGCAACGCGAGTGAGCTGGCAATCAACAAGCGCAACACGGTCGCCTTCATCGCGGCTCGCCCGCTGGTGGTCCGGCTCATCCCCCAGGCCCGCGTCAAGACCTCCTCGGGCGGCTTCCGCTACGAGGACTCTCCCGCCCGCCCTGAACAGACGCTACGGCTGATTGAACAGGCTTCGGCCTACGGGAACTCCCCCGGCCTCCTTCAGTCGTCCGACGGCAAGCAGAGGCGGGTGCAATTCCAGCTCCTGGGCGCCTATGACGCCACGATCGGGGTGTACGACTACTGGATCGCCGATGGCCTCCGGTACGAGGTCGCGGAGCTGTTGCCCTTCAACGGGTACGAGCGCCGGGGGCAGGTGATCCAGTATGGCGGGTAGCGGGATCTCCTCCAGCTTCGAGTTCAAGCCTGGATCGCTCCGGGCCAACATGAAGCGCTTCGATGGCGACGTCAACGCGCTCGTGGCCGGAGTCGTTGACTACCAAGGCACCCGGGCCATGTCCTGGATGAAGGTCAACGCCAAGTGGAAGGACCGGACCGGGAACGCGCGCCAGACCCTCGCGGTCTACGGGCTCCACTCGGACAAGTGGCACGAGCTGCACCTGCACGGCGGCGTGCCGTACCAGATCTGGCTCGAAGTCCGGTGGAGCGGGAAGTACGCCATCATCGGACCGGCCGTCAAGTACCACGGGCTGGCGCTCATGAACCGCCTTCGGGGCATCGTAACCAAGCTAGGCAAGGGGGTTTAGGTGACCGTCCGGGAGCTGATCTATGGTCTGGTCTCGATGGACCCACAGCTGGCCCTCCTCGGGATCAACCCTGACACGACATTCGCCGGAGGGGCGCCGGACTCCCCTCCGGAGGCTCCCGGCCGGACCTGGGCTGTGCTGAACTGGGGGCAGGAGAACGGTGCCGGGCTGGTGGCTCGCGGCCGTGGCCGTCCGTCCGGGCGGGACTGCTCGCTGTGGGTCTACTCCCGGCACGACGACTTCGGCGACATCAACACAGCCCTCAAGCGCTGGTGCGAGCTGATGGACGCGCTCGTGGCGGCGAAGACCGGCAGCGGGCCCAATGACGGATGGGTCATCGAGACGTCCTGGCAGGGCGATAGCGCGGACGGCTGGGACGATGTCTACAAGGCCAACTACCGGTCCTCGGAATATACGATCATCGCAAGCGGGGACTGAGGAGGGAAAGTCATGGCAGAGGCCGAAAAGCAGCCTGTGAAGACACGCAAGGTGGTCGTGTTCGACCAGCGCCCCACGCTTCGGCTCATCCGGCCGGAAGACTGGGCGGAGGGCGGGGTCAAGGACCACGGGCCCACGCTCTGGGGACCGGACAACGACTGGACCGTCGCCAAGGCGGACCTGGGCCTCAACGAGGAGCAGTACGCGCGGATCATCCTGGCGGACAAGTGGTTTCGCGAGGAGACCCGCGAGGTCTCCGAGGAGGAGTAAGCCGTGGAAGAGGTAGAGCTGCGGTGTGACAACGGGATCAAGTTCGGAGAGCTGTTCCCGGAGGAGACGATCCTGGAGGTCAAGTGCCGGTCCGCGCGTTGCGGGGCGGCACATGGCGTCATCGTCATCCACAGCTTCGACCTCGGCACGGGTAAACTGGTCGGGACGGAGACCTTCCGCGACCCGGCAAAGATTGATGAGGAGGGCTAAGTGGCACTTCAGTCCCAGGCCCTGCCGTTCGGTATGCGTCAGGTACGGCTCACCCCGTACACGGACGTCTCTGCCACCGCGCTCGCGGCCTTCTCGGTCGCGCTGCCGATGGCGCAGATCTTCTCGTTCACGGAGACCGAGGACTTTGAAGACCTGCGTGGAGACGACCGGCTGCAGACCTCGCACGGCAAGGGCCCCCAGATCGAGTGGGAGCTGACCGCAGGCGGCATCGTCCTGGAGGCGTACCAGGTCCTGGCGGGCGGCGCAGCGCCGATCGTCACGGGCATCACGCCCAACCAGGTCAAGACCTACCGCAAGCTGGTTACGGACCAGCGCACGCCGTTCAAGGCCGAGGGGCGTGCCATCTCGGACAATGGTGGCGACATGCACACCATCGTCTACCGCTGCAAGACGACCGGCGACATCGCGGGGTCCTTCGAGGATGGCAAGTTCTTCCTCACCAACGCCAAGGGGCTCGGGTACGCGTCGCTCATCTCGCCCATTGACGCGGTCTACGACTTCGTCCAGAACGAAACCCCGGTGGTGATCTCCTAATGGCCACGCTCACCGCGCGCAAGCAGGGACTGGCCTTCACGGCGCCGAACTACCAGGTCGTCAGCGCGGCCGACAAGTTCGCGGCTGTGGCGGGTGCGAAGTACCTGCTGCACTACAAGAACGGGGCCACGCCGCAGGCGTCCGGCTCCAGCCCGAACAAGGTGACCGACCCCAGCACGCCGATCCCTTCCGGCTCGGCCGCAGTCGCCGGATTCGCGGACCTCCTGACGTCGGCCGGTGCCGGCATGGGCGCCACCTCGGAGGCCACGATCCTGCTCGACAACTCCACGCGGTTCATCGACGGGACCGGGTTCATCAACCTGGTGCACGGCGGGACCGTCACCACCGTCACGGTCGACATCGTCGGCCCACTGTAACAGATCCCACGGAGGGACCACAAGGATGGCAGGCTCCGCACCGCGCAAGAAGGCCGACAAGTACGCCGCCACCGCCTGGGGCGGAGAGCACTTGATCGACCTCGAAATGCCCTCGGGACAGCTGGCTCAGGTCCGGCGTCCGGGGGTCTCCGGCCTCATCAAGGCCGGACTCCTCGACTCGCTCGACACGCTGACGGCGCTCGTCAAGACCGAGCACATGGACCGGGTGAAGACCGGGAAGCCGACCACGCCGGACATCACCTCCGAGGACATCTCGGCCCTCACCAAGGACAAGGACCGGCTGTTGGCCGCCTTGGACTTGATGGACAAGGTCGTCGAGTACGTCGTGGTCCAGCCCGAGGTACTCCGCCCGATCGAGCGCGACGAGTTCGGCGTGCCCGTCCTGCTGTGGAAGGGCAAGCTGAACGAGGACTCCTCCGAGAAGATGGAGGAGATCCCGTTGGCGGACAAGGATCGCGTCGCCGGGCAGGTCTACACCGACATGGTCGACCCCACCGACAAGGTCTACATCTTCCAGTTTGTCGTGGGTGGAGTCCGCGACCTCGAACAGTTTCGTCAGGAGTTCGGCGAAACTCTGGGAAGTATGGAATCTCTGTAAGGCGTACCGAGGGGTGCGCCCGAGCGAGGTCGTGGGAGCGCGAGACGAGTTCGCGGCCTTCTGCCTCGATCGGGCGGTGTACGCGTTCGGGATTGCAGTTGAGAATGCGGCCAACGAGGCCGCAGAAGGCAAGCAAGGCAAAGTGGCTCAGGTGGCGTACTCGAACACGGTGGCCGTCTGGACGGGAGCCCCAATGCAGTTCGCGAATCCAACGCCAACTCGCTAGGGAGGTGAGAGGTGGCCGGGAACTACAACCTGGGGACGGCCGAGGGCACCATTCGCATCAACTACGATGGGAAGGGCGCCAAGCAGGCACAAGACGACTTCCAGAAGGTCGAGAAGTCCGCCAAGAAGTCCACGCAGGGCTTGTCGGACATGAGCAACAAGTCGCTCGCCGCAGGAGGCCTCCTCGCCGCAGGGCTCGGCTACGCCACCACCAAGGCCATCGACTTCGAGAAGCAGATCAGCGCGATCGGAGCCGTGTCCGGCGCCACGAGCGGGGAGCTGCAGGCTCTGCGCGCGAAGGCGCTTCAGCTCGGCTCCGACACCGCCTACAGCGCCTCTCAGGCCGCGCAGGCTATGGAGGAGTTGGCGAAGGCAGGCGTCAGCACCAAGGACATCCTCAACGGGGCTGCTGACGCTACGGTCGCTCTCGCGGCTGCGGGCGGAGTGGACCTTCCCGAGGCAGCGGCGATCGCCGCGAACTCGATGAACCAGTTCGGCATCAGCGCCAAGGAGTTGCCGAAGGTCGTGGACCAGATTGCGGGTGCAGCCAACAACTCCGCGATCGACGTCCACGACTTCGGTTACTCCATCGCGCAGGTGGGCGCCGTCGCGCACCTCGCCGGGCTGTCGTTCAATGACACGGCTCTCGCCATCACCGCGATGGGCAACGCGGGCATCAAGGGCTCCGACGCCGGTACGTCGCTGAAGTCCTTCCTGCAGAACCTCATCCCGACCACCAAGACGCAGATCGAGCTGTCGAAGCAGCTGGGCCTCATCACGAAGGATGGCAGCAACGCATTCTTCGATCAGTCCGGCAAGCTGAAGAGCCTCGCCGATATCTCGACCGTGCTGCAGGGCGCCCTGAAGGGGATGACCAAGGAGCAGCAGCTGGCGACCCTGAACACGCTGTACGGCTCGGATGCGATCCGCGCGGCGGCCGTGATCGCGGGCGAGGGCTCGCAGGGCTTCAACGACCTCTCGACGGCCATCAACAAGACCTCGGCGGCCGACGTCGCCGCGAAGCGCCTCGACAACACGGCCGGGAAGATCGAGCAGCTGAAGGGCGCGGCCGAGACGGCAGCCATCAACATCGGCTCGCTCCTCCTGCCGAGCGTCCTCAACCTGACCAAGGGTCTGACCAAGCTGACCAACTGGTTCAACTCGCTCTCCCCGGCGACGCAGAAGAACATCGTCACCGTGGTCCAGATTGCGGCTGCAATCCTTCTGTTCATTGGGGTTGTGGGCAAGCTCATTATCTTCATCAATGCGGTGAAGACGGCCTGGATCGCGCTCAATGCCAGCTTCCTCTTCTCGCCGGTCGGCCTCATCATCCTCGCCATCATCGCGCTCGTCGCGGTGTTCGTGATCCTCTGGGTCAAGTTCGCCTGGTTCCGCAACTTCTGGATCGGGACCTGGAACGTGATCTGGGGCGCCCTCAAGGCGATCGGGCGGTGGTTCGCCGGACCGTTCAAGGACTTCTTTGTTGCGACCTGGAACATCATCTGGGGGTTCTTCAAGGCCGTAGGCGCCTGGTTCGCCGGTCCGTTCGCCAACTTCTTCAAGGGCCTCTGGAAGGTCCTTACCGTTGTCTGGCAAGGGATCTGGGCCGTCATTAAGTTCGTCTGGGACGGCATCGCGGCCGGGGCGAAGGCGACCTGGCTGATCGTCAAGGGGATCTTCGATTTCTTCGCCCCGGCCATCAAGGCGACCTTCGGCCTCATCGTCGACATCGTCAAGACGGCGTGGTCCATCATCTCCGCCCTCTTCCAGGTAGGGCTGACGGTCTGGACCGCCATCTTCACGGCGATCGGCGACGCCATCATGGCCGTCTGGAACTTCCTCTGGGGCGCGATCGTCGCCACGGTGCAGTTCGTCTGGGGCCTCATCGGTCCGTACGTCATCGGAGCCTGGAACCTGATCCGTGACGCGATCGTCGCCGGGCTCAACTTCCTCATCAACATCTGGAACGCGAGCTGGAACTGGACCAAGAACGTCATCCTGGCCATCTGGGGGTTCATCGGCCCGTACGTCATGGCCGCCATCAACGGCATCCGGAACGGGATCAGCGCGGTCCTCAACTGGGTCTCGAACGCCTGGAGCGCAACGTGGAACGCCATCAAGTCGGTCTCCTCGGCCGTCTGGGACTTCATCGTCGGGGTGTTCCGCGCTGGCGTCCAGTTCGTCACCGACCGGATCAACGCCGTCCGGAACCTCCTCGGCAAGGTCCGGGAGTTCTTCGATGGTATGAAGGAAGCCGCTAAGGGCGGAGTGGGATCGCTCCTCGCGTACGTGGGCGAGATCCCGGGCAAGGCTGCCTCCGCGCTCGCCGGGCTCGGCTCGAAGCTCTACAACGCGGGCAAGAACATGATCCAGAGCCTCATCGATGGCATCAAGGAGATGGCGGGCAAGGTCTACGATGCGGTTGAGGGCATCGTCGGCAAGGTCCGTAACCTCCTGCCGTTCTCCCCGGCGAAGGAAGGCCCGCTGTCCGGGAAGGGCTACACGCTGTACTCCGGCCAGGCGCTCGCCGAAGGCTTCGCCGAGGGCATCCGCGCTCGGGCCGCTAAGGCTGTGCAGGCGGCCATGCAGATGGCTACCCAGGTACAGGCTAGCACAGCCATCACAGCGCCCGTTACACAGGCCTACAGCGTGTCGGGCGGGCAGTCGAGCTTCGTCGCCCCGTCGCCGCGCGTCTCCGTGGCGCCGACGTTCAAGGTGTACGCCGTCCTCGGCGACGAGGTACGGGAGGTCACCCGGACGACGATCGCTGAAGAGCCGGGGCTGGTTGCTACGTCTGCCAACAACGGCAACCAGAGTCGCAACTTCTTGGCCCCCGGGAGGGCGATGTGAACGACAACTCGATCTGGTTTGGCCGGGCGGGGTCGCTGCGGAAGCTCTGGGACCCCACCGGTGGCGTGCTCGCGACCCGCGAGCGTGAGACCTCGGTCTTCACCAACAAGTCCGGAGGCGTCCGGACCATCAAGGCTCTCGAAGGCGCGCGGCAGTTCTCCCTCAACTATGGGGCGCTCGGCCGGGCGAGCTTCGAGTACATCAACCAGTTCGTCCAGGGGCACATGGGGCCAGGGCCGTTTGTCCTCATCGATCCGGGCCGTCGCAACATGCTGACGGTGAACCAGAGCGCAGCGACGTCGCAGACCGGCGACACGCGAGGCTTCGTCGCGAACGCCTCCGGCTCCTCGCTCGCGTCGGCCGACTCGACCTGGGGCGGGCTGCCGAAGGTCCTGACATGGTCCTTCGCGACCTCGGCGCCCTCCTCGCCTACGCTGCTGCTTTCCAAGCCCTCCAACGTAACGGGCTGGCTCGGCATCCCGGTCCTCAACCGGGCGCACACCTTCTGGTGCACGGTCGTCGGCGGACCGATCGACGTCCAGCTCCGGCTCGACTGGTACAACGCCGCAGGCCTCATGTCGTCGAGCACCGGGACGACCGTGACGACGAGCACGACGCTCCCGAAGCGGGTAGCGGTCCAGAACGTCATCCCGCCCGCAGGAGCGCTCTGGGTCCAGTGCTACGTGGCGCCGATCAGCGGGACGGTAGTGGCCGGGGAGTCCCTGAGCTTCCTCAACTTCATGCTCCAGGAGGGCGACCAGCCGGACGGCTCCTGGGTCGGCGGGACCGGCGTCTATCCCGTCACAGTCCTTGGTATGCCTGAGAAGTACGGCTTTGCCGAGCCGGGCATGCTGGTGTCGCCTACGCTCACGCTGCAGGAGGTCCGCTGATGGTTGACGATGCGACCTGGGACGACCTCGATACCATCGACTGGGACCGGCTGTGGACGTGGGATGACCCGTACCGCAACGGGGCGCTAGACGTCGCCTATGCCCGGGGCGAGGTCGTGATGGACGCGAGCCAGATCGTGGTGGACTGGATCGGCGACGTCCCGAACCCTGACCTGTCGCCCTCGCTCGCCCGAGACGAGTTCGTGGACGTCGTGGCCGTCACAGACGGCTTCAACCGCACCCTGGCGTCGGCGCTCGGCTCCACCGACAACGGCCTCCCCTACACGACGCTCGGGGGCTCCGCGTCGGACTACTCCGTTGATGGCGACGAGATGGTGCTGACGCTCTCGACCGTCAACGTCTCCCGGCGCGCGCAGCTCAACAGCGTGAGCCTGCTGAACTTCTCGCTCACCGTTACCGGGATCGCGATCACGTCAGCGCCCCTCGGAGCGGGCGGGACCGTTGAGCAGAAGATACGCGGGCGGAACCTCGATGACAGCAACTTCGTGGACCTCCGGCTGATCCGGAACGTCACCGGCAACAACGTCACGATCGCGGTTCGCCACACCTCGGCGGGCAGCACGGTTACCTCCTCGAACGTCGCCATCCCGGGTGCCACCGTAGCCTCCTCGGTGGACGTGATGTTCGTCGCTCGCGGCAACACGCTGCAGGGGTACGCCTGCCTTACGGGGCAAGCGATGCCGACCACTCCGCTCGTGACGATCGGCTCGGTGGCGATGCTGAGCGCGGGCGGAGTCGAGCTCAACTCCTTTGCCAACACCTCGGTCACCAACCCTCCGCTGACGACCAAGTTCGGCAACCTTTCCGTGCTGGGGCAGGACCTCGTCACGACGTCGGTTGGGGCGCACCCCTGGAACGTCGTTGCCGGGCCATCCAACTTCAGCAAGGCGGGAGGCCTCGCGCTCCTCCGCCCGACAGCCGTCAACGTCTACTACCTCGCGGTGGTCAACGACATCGTCGAGGCCGACTTTGACATCGCCATGCGCGTCCGGGCGACGACAGTCTTCACGGGCTTCCACGGCTCGATCCTCGTGTTCGCCCGGTACCAGGACGCCAACAACTGGCTCCGCTTCCGGCTCGACTTCAACCCGGATCTGGTGATGGGGTGGGGGATCGAGATCAACGTGGCGGGCTCCACCTCCGAGATCGACTCGGGCCTGTTCGACAACATCCAGCACGACACGTCGGCGTGGCTCTGGGTCCGGGTCCAGGGCTGGGGCCGGAACATCCGGCTGAAGGCCTACCCGGACGGCGTGGTGGTCCCGAAGGCCTGGGAGATCTACTCCGAAGATCCCACGTTCTTCGCCACGCCGGGGAGGTCCGGCTGGGGCGGGTACCTCGCGACCGGCAACAGCAACACGCTCCCCTATGTCGAGTTCCAGGCCGAGACCTACTGGCAGGGGGCCAACTCCTTGCTCGACAACGGCCGGATCGCGGTCGGCCTCTCGCTGGACGACGGCATGCCGTCCGCCGTCACCAACACCGCCAACATCGGCGTCAACGAGGTCTCGGCGGACCTCCTCGGCCCGATCGGCACGGCGCCGGACATCTACTTCAGCACGTTCCGCACGGACCAGCCGTTCAGCGACCTCCCGCGAGACGTTGCCGGGGTTGGGATCTCGGGCCAGGTCCTCGCCGATGATGGCGTGCGGCCGGTCCGGCTCTTCACGGGGCAGATGGCCGACATCCCGATCGACGACCAGAGCGCGAAGCTCCAGGCGCTCTCGGCCGCCCGGCTCGCGCTCTCGGCGCCGGTCCAGCCGCCCGCTGTGCATGGCTACTACGAAGGCGGAGAGGCTACCTGGGTAATCGGGTACACCCTGTTCAAATGTGGGCTGTACGTGGCTCCTAAGCCACTCGACGGGTGCCGCCTGTACCTGCCGATGAACGGGACGACGCACAGCTACATCCCGGACGACAACCGGGGAGCGGCCTCGATCTCCGGCGTCCGCTTCATCGGCCAGGGCAATGGGATCTACGATCGGCCGCGCTGGATGGACGGCCCGTTCACCGCCGCGCCGGACCTCTTCTGTGATGCGCGGGGCGTGCGGAAGATCCAGAACGGGCCAGGCTCGGTCTGGCTCGCTCCCGGCGCGGACTTCATGTCGCAGTCCGGCTACCGAGGCCGGATCGAGGCGTGGGTCAAGGGCATCCCTACCGATGCCGCTGGGTCGCTGAACACGGGTCAGGGCGACCTCTTCATGGTTCGTATCCGCAACTCGACAGCCGGACGCTACGCCGCCCTGATCGTCCGGTCGGACCGGCAGATCCGGATGCAGCTGTCGGACGGTACGCTGGCATTCTTCTACGCCCACAGCAACCTTCCGGTCGACAACAAGTGGCACTACATCGCCGGGTATTGGGACCTCGGCCCGACCGGCAGCACGGTGGTCGTCCGCGTGGACGGGATCACCAAGGCGCAGGGCTCCGCCCTCTCGTACGGCAACCTTCCCGTGGTGGAGGATGCGACGATCCCAGACATGCAGACCTGCCTCCCGGCCGTGGAGATCCGGATGTCTTCCGGTGTCACCGCCTCGAAGGCCGACTGGCCGGACCTCGAACCCTTCACGCCAGACGTCGTCATGCGCCGGTCGATCCTCAACGTGGACGGCGTGGCGGAGACCGAAGCGCGCGAGGCCTTCGAGCTGCTGTCCTCGTACGCACAGGCGGAGCTGGCCCGTACGGGCTTCGATGGCGAGGACCGGTACCAGTACCTGCCCCTGACGTACTGGGCGGAGCCCGAGCAGCAGGCCGTCCAGGAGACGCTCTCTGCAGAGACCAACATCGGCCAGAAGTTCAAGCCCGTCAGGGACGTCCGGAAGATCTTCAACCAGGTTTCCCTCGGCTACCGTGAGACGCAGGTCCAGGAGAACTGGTCCACCGTCTACCAAAGCTCGCTCCTCGCCGTTGTCCCGCCCGGACAGTCCATCTACGTCGAGGCGCCATTCAGCGCTCCGGCGATCGAGATGCGCTCGCTGACCTTCTCGGTGATGAGCGGTACGGCGCTGGCAGCCGCTCCGCCCAGCGCCTCCAACGCCATCAGCTACATCACGCTCAACGACGCGTATGACGGCAGCGGAACGTACGCCACTACGGCGGACGTCTCGGCCGCTATCGCCTCGTGGCACCCGGGAGCGGCTCGCGTCATCATCAAGAACCTGTCCGGCAAGACCTGGTACCTCTCCAACAACGTCAACCTGCCGCCCCTCGGCCTCGCGGCGAAGGCCGTCCAGGCGGTGGATGCGACGGTGTCGGCGGAGCACTCGGCCTCGATCGCACAGCGCGGGCGGAGGGTCCTGCCGGTGACCTTGGATGCCATCCAGAACCGCACCGAAGCCCAGCGTATGGCCCAAATTCTGGTGTCCCTGCTGGCGAGTCCCCGGGTTACGCTTACGACCGATGTATTCCCGGATATCCGGCGCGAGCCGGGCCAGATCTACCAGGTCAGCGACCAGGATGGCACGGGGATCTCGCAGGCGTTTAGGCTCACCGGTGTCTCGACGAGCCAGGACGGAGCGGACGTTCAGCAGGTGGTAGGTATGGAGCAGGCCTGGCCCATCGCCGTTTGGGGCCAAACGAACTGGGGAGAGGGGATCTGGGGACCATGACGCTGAAGACGACGAACCCTGTTGATGGGACACCCATCTCGGCATCCGCCTGGGGCGCAGCGGTCTTCGCGGACCTCTCGGCCCTCGGCAACATCGGTGCGGCGACTGGGATTCCGGCTCCGGGATCGACGTTCAACGGGACGGCGTACCAGAACATGCCGAACTGGTTGATCAGCAACTATGTGAAGACCTCGGATACCTCCCGGCTGTTGATCCTCTTGGTCTTCACGTGCTTCTCGACGGGGGCTGCCGCCTTCAAGTCCATCTTCGGCGTCAACATCGACTCGACGGACTATGACATTGGGTTCTACTACTGGAACACGCTGTCGGACCACCGCCAGGTCGTCTGCGTCGGCTCGATCCCGGGCCTTACGGCCGGGAGCAAGACGATCCAGGCCCGCGTCAAGAACGGGACGGCCGGGACCCCGAACACCAACACTGACCTCAACGACCAGTTCTCCATCATCGTCCTGGAGGTGCCGTGAGCTCCGCGAATACGCCGAACCTCGGGCTGTTCAAGGCCACCCCGGGAACGGCCGAGAGGTTCCGGACGGCCGACGTCAACAGCAACATGGACAAGATCGATGCAGCGATCGGTCCGACGTCGATCGACATCACGCCCAGTAGCTTCAACAACAGTACCGGCGAGACCAGCCTGTTCACGGGGCAGGTTGGGATCTCGCTGCAGGCGTCCGTCTACCGGGTCGTGGCCGTGGGCACCTACGGTCACACTTCAAGCGCTACAACGCTTACGGTGCGCCTGAAGCACGGCGGGACGACGATCATCACGTACACCATCAACACCCCGGCGAGCGCGCTGAGCGGTCGGCCGTTCCGGATCGAGGCGGAGCTGTTCTGCCTGACCTCCGGAGCGACCGGGACCTGGAAGATGGGCGGGGTCATGGTGGCTCGCGTCAACACGACAGACACCCCGTTCGTCGAGTCGCCCGCGAGCTACGTCAAGGACACCACCATCCTCCAGGGCTTCGACATCACGTTCCAGTGGGGAGCGGCGAACGCAGCAAACACCGTGTCGGTGGATAGCGCCATCATCCACCGGCTCTCCAACGCATGAGAGGCATAGGGGAACGTGAGTGAAGTGGTCGGCATTCCGCACGGGGCTGCGCGACGTGACGTCAACAGCGGTGGGCGCCTACATGCTCATCAGCCAGGTGTCGGTCGCCAGGGATCACCCCGAGAGCGTGAACTTTTACTTGGTGGCGTTCGGGGCGGCACTGCTTACGGTCCCCGGAGCCATCGGCGCTATCAGCCTGTTTCGTGGCAACGGCGAAACCCAGCGTACTCCATCGCCGCCATCGCCTCCGTCGCCACGGCCGCATTCGGCATCGCGGCGGCGTTGATCTACTACATCATGTGGAGGTAGCTCGATGCCGAAGCGTCCGGTTCCGCTGTGGTACGTGTTCGCCGCTGGCTTCCTCGCGGTGGGCGTAGGGATCGCTCTGCTGTTCACCTACGCCGCCCTGTCGAGCCGGGACAGGCTGGCGGATACCTGCGCGGTGATCGAGACCTCGCGGGCGGAGAAGCGGGCCCAGCTCAAGGCATACGAGGAGACCCCGCCCGTGAGCGAGACAGGGCGTAACATACGAGACACCTACGCCGAGAGCCTCGCAGCCTGGGACAAGCTGTGGAACTCGTTGGGGTGCAAGGAAGTTCCACCCCGGAGCTAAGGAGGGAGGGCCATGCTCTGGTACAAGGTCAAGTGGATCGACCCGTTGTTTGCGGCGGTGAACGCGATCGCGCCGAGCCGGACGCACGACCAAGACGGCACGATCGGCGACACCGCCCACATGGCGGGTACGTCCGGCCACAACCCGGACGACACATCCGGCGTGAGCGCCGAGCGCCAGGACGCCGACACCAAGCCGGAGGTCCGCGCGGCCGACGTGGACGCGCGACTCAACAAGCCCGGTCTGACGATGGAGATGATCGTCCAGGCCGTCCTCGTCGAGTGCCGGGCGGGGCGCGAGCGTCGGCTCATCTACATCATCTACAACCGGAGGATCTGGCGCGCGGCGAACGGCTGGCGCGAGGAGGTCTACACCGGGATCGACCCGCACGACAAGCACGCCCACTTCAGCGGTCACCCGGATTACGACGAGGATGGCAGCCCGTGGGTGGCGATCCTCAGACTCGGAGGGGGTATCTACACGATGCTCTGCAAGTATGGCGAGACAAGCGATGCAGTGGGGGCGCTCCAGGCCACGCTGCTCGGCCTGGGGTATGACTGCCCCGTGGACCGGAACTACGGCGGCAAGACGGCGGCAGCGCTCGCGGCCTCGCTCCGGCCGGAGGACATGAAGAATGACGGCCGCAACTTCGGCTACTGGGAGTGGAGCGCGTTCCAGCTCCGCGTACTCCCCAAGTTCGCCGCGAAGACCTACGGCAAGCCCGGTCCGGAAGGACCTCCGGGCGACCCCGGCAAGCCCGGCGAGAAGGGCGACCCCGGTGACGCTGCCGTCCTCGCGGTCGGCTCGGTCCTGAAGGTCGAGGTCGTGGCATGACGCCGTTCGTCCCCACGACTGCGGCCCTCCTGGGGCTCCTGCTGAGCTTCGTGCTCCCGCTCCTCGTCGGCCTCGTCACGAAGGCCTCGTGGCCCTCCAGCCTCAAGGCCGTGCTGCTCCTCGCGCTCCAGGCCGCTGGCCAGTTCCTCGTGGCGGTGACGGCCGTGCCGGACGGCTCGCCGGTGGACTGGAAGGGCTGGCTGTACGCCGTCCTGCTCGGCTTCATGATGAGCGTCGCCTCGCACTTCGGGCTCTGGAAGCCGACCGGCCTCACGGCCACGGCCCAGAGTACGTTGGTCAACGACGGCATGAGCGACGACTTGCCGTCTCGGCGCTGATCCTCGTCCCGCCCCGGTACTGGAGCCCGGCAGCGCCCTCCTCGGCTGCCGGGCTCCTCCATGTTTGCACTGGGTATTTGGGGCATCCTAGGACACTAGGACGGGACCAATTTCCATGCAGGGCAACAAACTTCCCGCCTGGGGTAGACGCTCGGCGATGCGTAGGCTAGACTGCTTGCAGTGGAGCTGAAGTTGCTCCGAGACAAGGGGAGAAAGCAATGCAGGTCAACCTGGGCGCCATCAGCAAGGGCTACTTCTTTGGCGCGATGGCGGTTAGCGCGCTCCACACGGTCCACAGCTTCGAGAAGATGGGCCTCACCACGGGCGAGCAGTGGCTGACCCCGCTGGCGATCGACGGGCTGGCTTTCTTCGCCCTCGGCCTCCAGAGCAAGCGCTACGCGGACGGCACCAACCGGATCGGCCTCCGGCTCCAGATTGGCGCCGGTATCGCCCAGCTCGCGGCGAACGTCTACGCGGCCTCGTCCCTGGGCGGGATGATCCTCGGCCTCCTCGTCGTCGGCATCTACCTCCTGATGGAGGCGATCGGGCCTCGGATCAAGACCCGCGCGGCGCAGGAGGCCGAGGAGGCCACCGCGAAGGCGGAGGCGGAGCGGATCGCCAAGAACGCAGCGGCTCGGGCTCGCCGGGCCACCAAGAAGGTCGAGGCGCAGGCGCTGGAGAACCTCGTCAACGCCAAGCCGCGCCGGAGCCGGGCGCGCCACGCGGCTACCGCTACCGCGTAGGGACGGACGTCGGGAGCCCCTCTCCGGAGGGGCTCCCGTTTTGGCGTCCGTAGGGTAGAGTCGAGCTAGGCCGGAGGTCCGGCCGGACGAGGGGAGCCAAGATGGAGAGCAACGAGACCCGGCGCGTGATCGACCACGAGCCCGCCCGCTGGGTGGAGAACCCCGAGACCGGGGAGGGGTCGTGGGCCGCGACGACCGAGGACGGCTGGCCGGTCCTCGCGTCCGGCGCGATCGAGGGATGCTCCTGCGGCGAGTGCGAAGGCCGCGAGGACTGGAGCGAGTAGCAAGATCTTGAGCCCGGGGGTCTTCCCCCGGGCTCGCCCGTAGGCTAGTATGGACGCAGTGGGGCTGAAGTTGCCCCGGAGGACAAGGGGAACCGAGATGGCCATCAAGTGCTCGAACGGCTCGAAGCACACTCACCAGACCGTCGCCGAGAGCCGCGCCTGCTGGGGCGCGAGCCTCCAGATCGAGGACGACCGCATGGAGGTCTTCGCGGCGAACGTCGCCGAGGACGTCACCCCGGAAGCGATCCTCGTCCCGGCCTCGACGCTCGCCGAGATCAACGACGAGCAGAAGACCTGGCCCTGGAGCTACCGCAAGGGCAAGGACAAGCACCCGTTCGACATGGGTCGCCGGTACGCCGAGACGTGCGCGGAGCTGGGCGTTCCCGTCCGCGAGTGGGACCAGCCGCTGGAGGACCGCGAGACCGTGGCCGCGCACGCCCCGGCCGAGGTCTGGGCGGAGTTCCAGGAGCCGGACGCGCAGCCGGACTACGACACGCGCTGGGAAGAGGGCCGGACGAAGCCCAAGGCAGCGCGCTCGGGCGGGGCGACCGAGCCCATGCGGAAGTTCCTCGCGGTCCTCCTGGACGAGCGCGACTGGTCCCGCAGCATCGACCCGCAGTCGCAGAACGGCGAGACCATCTCGGACCTCGGCAACGGCGAGTGGATCAGCTTCGCCTCCGCCAAGCTCCTGATCGAGACGCTCAAGCGGCTCCCGAAGCACGGCGCCAAGACGGAGGCGGACGAGCCCAAGCCCGCCAACGAGCAGCCGTGGCGGAAGCTCTCCCGCGAGGTCCCGGCCGGGAACTACAAGGTCACCGCCGAGGACGGCAAGAACCACTTCTACCGCGTCTCGGTCGGCAAGAACGGCTTCTACAAGCTCCAGGAGCGGGCGAGCGAGGAACTCCACTTCGTCTCCCTCAACCGGTACGCGGGCATCCTCAAGACCATCCTGGAGGCCGGGGTCGAGGCCGCGCACCTCGCCTACGCCCAGGACCAGTCGCGGTGCTGGCACTGCAACACGAAGCTCACCGACAACACGGGTAACCCGCACTACGGCCGGGGGCTCGGGCCGTACTGCGGCGAGGAGCACTAGAACGGTTCGCCGGGGGCGGAGGGGGTCTTCCCTCCGCCCCCACCCGTAGGGTAGTATGACCTCGTGGCGGTGAGGTTCCGCCCAAGACAAGGGGAGATCGAAATGGCTGACATCGACGCGATGATGGGGAAGATCGCCGCGCTGCTCGCGAAGGCGGAGGCGACCCAGAGCGAGTTCCCGGAGGAGGCGAAGACCTTCCGCGAGAAGGCCGAGAGCCTGATGCGCAAGTACCGGATCGAGGAGGAGCAGCTCATCCGCACAGCGGTCTCCTCGGGCGCTCCGGTCTGGCACACGGTCGAGTTCGGCGCCGGGGCGTGGACGGATGAGCTCCACCGGATGTTCTACGCGATCGCCGAGCACTCCGGGGTCGAGTACCACCTCAGCTTCAAGGGTCTCGGGCAGGGCATGCTGGCGGACGTGGTCGGGTACGAGATCGACGTGCGGCTGGCCGAGATGATCTTCAACTCCGCCCGGCTCGCCTTCCTCGCGCGGATGGAGCCGGAGTTCGACCCGGCGCAGTCGACAGAGGAGAACGTCTACCGGCTCCGGGGGAGCGGGATGGACCGGCAGCGGGTCGCCAAGATGGTCTTCGGCCAGGAGGGCCACCAGGAGGGCATCCGGGTCGGCAAGATCTACAAGGCCGAGGTCGCGCGCCGGGGCGAGGTCGACGGGATCTCGGGCCGTGGCTTCAACCGCGACGCGTACCGCGAGGCCTACGCGGACGAGTTCTGCCTCACGATCAACCGTCGCCTCCGCGACGCTCGTGACGCAGCCGACTCGCACGGCGGGGCGCTCGTCCTCCCGCAGCGCGCCGAGCGCGTCAAGGAGGCCCTCTACGCGAAGTACCCCAACGAGCGGCCGATGACGGCGGAGGAGCGGGCGGAGGCGAAGCGCGCTCGGGAGCAGTGGGAGAAGGACAACCCGGAGGAGGCCGCGCGTCGCCGCAAGGCTGCCGCGAAGGCGACCCGGTGGACGGCTGCCGATCAGCGTCGGTGGGACCGGCAGCACGGCGCTCAGGCGGAGCGCGCTCGGGAGGCCGGGCGGGGCGCGGCCGAGAGCGTGGACCTCGTGCGGCACGCGCCCACGGCGAGCCGGGCGGACTCGGCCGAGCGCACGGCCCTCGGGGGCTAGCCGGAGGGTCAGGGAGGGCGGGAGCTTCGGCTCCCGCCCTCTTTGCGTAGGAGGCCATTTGAGTGGGCTAGATTGGCCAGAGAGCCACGAGACCCCGTTTTGGTGCCTCGGGTATGGGTAGGCCAATTCTAGCCATTTTTGCTGGTAAATTGGGGTATCCTAGGACTCTAGGACGGCAACCTTCAAGATTCTTTTGCCATTCCACTTCCCATCCTGGGGGCGGTAGGCTAGTATGGATCTTGTAAGCGAGAACACCACCGACAAGGGGAGATCGAAATGAACGCCAACACCGCGAAGTGCGAGATCTGCGCCACCCGTCCCGTCCCCAGCCTCCGCGTCCGCGACGAGGCCGGGATGAGCCGGGACATGAAGTACTGCGTCCCCTGCTTCGAGGAGGCGAACTGGGAGAACACCCACAGCGACGGGGCGCACGAGGGCTTCGAGACCCTCACGGTCCGCAAGGGCGGCTTCAAGAACAAGGCCGAGCTGGAGGCCTGGAAGGCCGAGAAGCGCGAGGAGACGAAGGCCTGCTGGATCTGCCACCCGGAGCTGAACGAGGCGACCCGCGAGTACACGCCCCGCGAGGGCACCAGCCGCGAGGGCATGGTGGTCAACGTCCCGATCCGCGCAGCGGCCTCGGTCAAGGCGATCATCACGGCCGCCCGCGTCGCCGGGATCGAGTCGATCGAGTCGACGGAGGCCAAGGCCATCCGCCAGCTCCGCGCCCAGGGCCTCGTGATCGAGGTCGCGAAGTTCGGCGACGCCAAGCTGGTCTGCGCCAAGCGTGGCTTCGTGATGGAGTGGGACGCTCGCGGACGCTTCATCACCGGCCAGCTGGGGGACCGCAAGGTCCGGAACGTCTCGGAGCTGCTGCGCCTGATCAGCTCCGAGGCCTGAGGCCGGAGGGTAGGGCTCCCCTCCGGGGGAGCCCCTCCCAGGAACCTCAGTCCGACAAGGGGAGTCACGATGAAGTACGAGATCTGGCAGTTCAGCAACGGCGAGTGGTACCTGATCAGCTCGCACCGGACGCAACGGGCAGCGCGGAGTCACTTCGACTCCTACGTGCGGCAGGGCAAGGGGAACTTCGAGCTTCGGAGAGCCCGCTAGGAACCACAGAGAGCCCCTACGGGGGCTCTCTCCATATCCGAGGTACCCCCGGCCGTCCCTCGGGCGGAGAGGCCACTACAAAGGGCTCCCGGGGGTCTTCCCCATCCTGGGGTCGGTAGGGTAGAGTGGTCTCATGGCAAACGACGAGCGCAGCAGGCAGCGGGCGACGATCCGCCTGTGCGACGACGCGATGCTGGCGATCCCGCACGCGGCCCACGAGTACCCGGTGGGCCGGACCATCCGGACCAACAAGGTCAACTACCGGACCTGCCCGGGGCACCGAGCCCAGTAGAGCGAGACCCGGGGGAGGGGAGGCCCTCCCCCGGCCGACAAGGGGAGATCGAAATGATGGACGTCGAGGACTACACCGCCGAGGGCCTGGCCCTGATCGCCTACGCGGAGCGGAACGGCTACGCGAGCGCCGTGGACCTCCTGGAGGGGCTCATCGAGCGCACCGCGCCGGTAGGGACCCGGATCGCGATCGCGGTCCTGCTGAACGGCCGGGACCCCGAGGACGTCCAGGCCTGGCTCGACGACAACGAGTGACGAGGAGACCGAGATGGCGAAGCCTGCGGAGTTCATGAGCAAGCGGGAGCTGGTGGCGGAGGGCGCTCGGCTCGGTCTCGGGAGCCGGAGCGCTCTCGACGCCAAGCTCATCGGCCAGCTCCGAGCGCTGGTCAAGGCCGCTCAGGCGAAGGCCTAGCGGACGAGGTGGGGAGGGGTCTTCCCCTCCCCACCTTGCGTAGGGTATAGTGGTACCAGTGCCGGGAAGTACCGGCCGACGAGGGGAGATCGAGATGTTCACGGAGCGCAGCACCGGGCGGAAGTACCAGCTGGTCAAGGTCTTCGTCGCGACGGGCGGGAAGCAGCTCGAAGCCGCGACCGGTCGCCAGTACAACATCGTCAAGCGCTACGTCTGAGCAGGGGAGAGATCGAGATGGCTGAGATCCGCGAGGGCGACCGGGTGACGCTCCGTGGCCCGTGGGTGGCGAACCACCGCGAGCAGTACCGCAAGATGTTCGGCACGGAGTCCGGGATGCCGGACGACCTTCAGGGCACGGTCCGGACCGTCACCACCTTCACGATCCGCGTCGCCGACAGCCGCAAGACGGTGCGCGCGCCCAAGAAGGCCGTCACCCGCACCACCGTCCTGATCGACTGGGACGCTGCGCCGGGGCGCGAGGGCTGGACGGCTCGCTACCCGCTCTCGGCCGTCAAGCACCACAAGCCCGCGAAGGCGAAGGCCGTCAAGGAGACGTGGAAGCGGACGCCGGTCCGCGACCTCGCCGAGGGCGACGTCATCGAGACCCCGCACAACGAGGCCTCGGAGAGCGTGACCTACGTCCGGCCGATCGGCCGGGACTGGTTCGCCCTCGGCGTCACCGGGCAGCAGGAGCGCCGGGTGCCGGGCCGGACCGAGGTCCTGAAGCTCTACCGCTAGCGCGACCAGGGGCGCGGCTTCGGCCGCGCCCCACTGCTTTACTCCTGAACATCAGTAGGCTAGTATGAGCTGAGTGGGGCGAAGTCGCCCCCGGACAAGGGGAGATCGAAATGCTGAAGATCGAGATCGCGGAGCTGCTCGCGAGCGACAAGCGCGCCGGGACCCACAGCGAGAGCTACTACGCCTCCCGCTACACCGTGCCGGAGCTGCTGGCCCTCGTCGAGGCCTACGGCCACGCGGACCTCCACTCCCGCGAGGCCCGCAAGCTGTTCGACGCGGTGGCGTGGAGCCGGAGCCTCCGGATCAACAAGAACCTCCGCAGCCGCTCCGAGCGCCTCACCGGCAAGCCCGCCGCCATCCTCCGCTAGACCTCCTCCGGGCGGGGCGACGGATCGCCCCGCCCACCTTCACAGCAGACAAGGGGAACCGAAATGACCACGAACGTTCCTAAGGGCGCCGGACGACCGGCCGCAGCAGCCCGCTCCGCCAAGCACGCGCAGCGCACGCCCCTCCCGCCCAAGGCGGGCTCGCCCGGCGCGGAGGCGATCGCGGAGGCGAAGGCCGAGCGAGTCGCCGAGATCCTCGGCGAGTGGATGGAGTCGGCCGACCCGGCGAAGCAGGAGAAGCCCTACGGCGAGCAGACCGTGGCGGAGCTGCGGAAGGTCGCGCAGGCGCTCGGCGTCACCGGCTACAAGGCGCTCCGGCGCGGACCGCTGATGGACGCCATCCTGGAGGCCGAGAAGGCGAAGGCCTCCACGGCGGAGCGCCTCGACGGGCGGGACCTCGCGGCCGAGGTCTTCGCCACGGCCGAGAAGTCCGCCGAGCCGCAGCCGCCCGCCCCCAAGGCGCGCAAGCCCAAGGCCAAGTCCGGGGAGCGGAAGCTGGCCGAGGCAGCCGGACTCGCCACGGCCGCGCACGACGCCTTCGCGAGTTCGATCACTGCGGCGCGCGAGGCGATCGAGCAGCGCGAGCGCGAGCGTGTCGCGCTCGGCATCGTCAAGCCGGAGCCGGAGCCGGAGGCCGTCTGCGACCGGCCTGCGGTCGACTCCCCCCGGGGCAAGAGCATGGCCAAGGCGCTCGCCTTCGTCGAGGTCGCTGCCGGCCTTGGATGGGCGCAGTTCGCGAAGTCCGCGCCGGATGACGAGACCTACGGCGTGATCGTTGGTCGCGACGAGGAGCGCATCACCATCTCGTGGCGGGGCGGGGTCTTCGTGGGCGAGGAGTGCTACCACTCGCACCCCGGCCGGAGCCCCCGGAAGGTCATCAACGCGTCGGCCGCCAAGAAGATCATGGCCATTCCGCCCGCTGAGGCTGCTGCAGAGGCCGCGAAGGTCACGGCCCACAAGTCCGCCCGCCCCGGCCGTAAAAGCGCCGGAGAGGCCACTACAGCCCGCCGCAAGGCCCTCCCGTTCGACCCGGAGACCGCTGCGGACGCGGAGATCCTCCGGGCGATCCACGGCCGGGAGGTCACGTGGGTCAACTCGCTCTCCGGGGCGGAGCACACGGCTCGCGTCACCGGCTCGCGGAACCGCGTTGTGCGGAACGGCTCCGGCGTCCGGGCGATCGACTTCAATAGCCCGAACGGGGCGTGCACCGTCCGCGTGAACTCGATCGTCGAGATTCGATAGCAGGGGTAGCGCCAACTCCCCCCGTCCGCTAGGGTTGCCCTTACGCCCAAGCGGACGAGGGGAGGTGCCAGAAGTGATCATGTTCAAGATGGCGTTCAAGATCGTCTCGACGATCGCGCTCCTGTTCTGGCGGGCGACCGCGCAGGACTGCGACTGGACGTTCGTCCAGAAGTAAAGGCGCACAGAGGCCGTGGGGCGGGTAGACGACTCCCGCCCCACGGTTGTGGCTCCGGTAGCTCAATGGCAGAGCACCCCCGGATAAGGGGGAAGCGCTGCGGGTTCGAGTCCCGC